CAGGCATCCTGAAGTATTTATTATTCAGGAATTTTGTAAGGCGCCGAAGCGCGTTTACCTACGGTCCTCGAAACCCGAGAGACCTGACTGACGCTTGTACTGTCCAGTGTGACTAACAGTCACGTAGGACAATGTTCGGCGAAGGCGCTTGCCGGTTAAAGAACTCCGGACAAGCTCAACTGGTTTCACCTCTCGAAGAAACAAAGGTGAAACTTCTGACCCAAAATCAAAAATCCTTTTTAAAAGGACCATGACAGGTGGGTCAGAGACCATACGAATCTGACCAGTATAGTCAATAACTGGATCAGGTCGTCGCAGGTTACACCACATAAAGGGTTCATGACGATTCTCCTCTCTAATATCAGGCACAAGTCTGAGAAAAGAGAAGCGGAACTGCCCTGACCCCAAATGTTTAAGACGTGTAACCCGTGTCCGTCGCAGAAACTCATGCGACTTAATGGTTGGACACTTAACTCCTGAATCATCCGGATAATCAGCAGGGACCCTTCGAAGGGCTCCGCTAGCTGAAACTATTTCGGATGTGAGAAAGTCGAGTGTCCCTTCAATTTCATGCTCAGTCCATCTGGCTAAAAGGCCATTGATGAATTTGTAGAGCATGGCCTCGTAAGCGAGTTTGCTTACGGTTGCCGAGCCATTCTGTGGTTGGAATGGCCGTACGTCCACCCCGCGGTAGTAATCACCACCGCAGGACTCCCTGAAATGGCCTTGTGCGAATGTTTTTTCTACGTTAAGCACAAAACCAAGCTTCTCAAAATGAAACTGAACCAAAGCATGTTGACGACAACTGTAAATCATGTCATCGCCGTAAACGCTTATGGTTCGCCTATCCAAGCGGTCAAACGATATCGCTTGTATAGCCTTGAGAAGTGCCAGAAAGACCAACGTCTGCAAAGGAAAAGTGAAGCCAATACCCATGGTGCAAAAAGTTTGTGAACTAATGCACTCATGTGTTGGCAGCTCAACCTTCTCGATTCTTGATTTGGTTAAGATATCAACCCAATCAGAGGGAAAGAGTCGGTTAACAAGTGCAACCGAAATTGAATCGGAAGCACTCGACAAATCCGCTGTTACTAACAAATCGTTAATAGAAGCAGACTGGGCTAACGACCGGTGTCTCATTTGCAGAGACCTAATGTCGTAGCCTCCTCGCAGAAGCCTTTTCCGCATAATCTCGCCTAGACCGTAGCTCATGTAAGAGCCTATTGTCGTATTCGGCATAATCGCGCGTAAAGACTTGTACGTTTTCGGGACTAGCGTCAGTTTCAGCGAGTCTATCACCTGGTAAATGGGCCTTGCCGGTATTCCACGACGAAGGTCACTGTTTTGTTGAGCTGCCCAGTATTCACGGACACACTCAACTTGATTCATTTCTGAATCAAACCAAGCAATTTGCTCTGAGGAACCGGATACTGGCAACTCCCAACGGGCTGCTTCAGAAGCAGCCCGCGCAGGAATTCCAACCGATGCCCGCCTTCCAAACCGACAGAGGGAACGACATTCTTCGTCGTCGTACACGCCTAATGTTTCGGCAATGTAAACCCGAGCACAATCAAGTACCAGCTTAGTTGATGCATCAAGCTGGTCAAAATCAATTGCGCGGATCCGAATCTGAGTCTCCTTAAAGGTAGAAATCGCCTTTTCAGTCAACTCATCATCGCTATAGACATCTGGTTGATGTCTATACCTCTTGAATAACGAAGCCATCTGGTAAGTTGCTTTAAATTCAGCAACCGTCATATTGACATTCGTTTGCGGCTCCAACCTACGTATTTCCTTTATATCTTCGGACATTAATGCCGTCCTAAGATTACTGCAAAAGGAGTAATCGTTTAGGTTAGTCTGGAAGTCTCTGATAAGAGACAATGCGGTGTTGTGCATCATCCTGTCAACCGAAAATCTTCTCGGTTTTACGCCAGACGGCGTAGTGACACTGCGTTTCATACAACCTCCTTTGTTAAGTTAAGGTTGAATTACTTACGAGTCAAGAAACTGACCCGTTACCCCAGAAGCCATCCGTGTCTGTGTCAACGAGCAATTGCGCACCAATTTTGTTAATTTCGGTGGCTCTTGCAGCCGCACTTGACGGATGCATCTCACGTTCAATCCGGAGAACTTCAAAGAAAACTTTGCCGTCCTCCAGCACAATGGGATAAGTATAGGAGATTGATTTCCTATCTTTTCCATAAACGCCGGTTCGTGCATCGAGAACAGGAGGCTTGTACTTTACAGTAACTTGCCTTCTCGTCTGATAGTCTGCATCTGCAGGAACTACCAGATGCACGCCGTTGGGGATAGTGATGCCATCATCGGCAAACACCTGAGCAGTGCCATCTGTGACAGTAATTGTCGCACCGGCTACTAATGACATGTTTTTCAACGCCATTTTCTTTCTCCTAGTCGTGTCAATGACGAAAGCTCTTTATGACCGAAATTATCGGTTTTAGGAGCAGAGCCATTGCATCGACTTGTTGCACCCATGACAACGGTCTAAGGGTGGCAGTTGGTGTTGCTGGACAGGCCGGATCCTTCGTACGTTCAACGAGTGTCCATTTTCGGACAGACGACCCGTACGACCCGACGTGCATTGTTGGAGGTGTGCCCCAAGGACCATAGCTGATAGTTCCTCCATGCAAATTAACGGAGGACTTGTCAACCATTGTGACCCAAGAGCCCTGAAGAGTTACATCAGGGTTAGGCGTAATCGCCTGTAACCAATTACCAACGTTGCCAAACCAGTCAGCAACAAATGAAAACGGAATCATTTCCCAAGCAGTTCTTGGTACATCCTGGGCACGTGTGCCCAGTATCGCCTCAACTGCTTGGACAGGTGTTCTATTCTGAACACTGTAAATGACCCCGGCACAGGCTCGTACTTCATGACTGACAGTATAAGAGCCCGTACAGGTGAAGGCGCTGATTGGCGCCGCCGAAGGATGGTCAGAGAAACTACGCGTTGTTGAAAATTGCGCATTCTCCTGACCTCGGGCCACAAGGAACCTCCGACTCATAGTCCTCAAACACTGGTGTGCCAAAGTAAAGGCAGTATCAGCATCTGAGAGAATCGGTTTCCATCCATACCGGTACTCTAGCCATGTTTGGCTATTAGCACGCGGCACTTCAAGAGTTTTCAGCAACACTTTTCGCCTTTTGACCATTTTTGTCAAGAGCTTAGTCGCATTACTGAAAGGACGCCGTAGCATACCCACTGTCTTCCCAATATCGGAAAGAATTTCGCCGCTGAGAATCGGAGCTGCATCAACTCGGGCATAAGCCTTAGTCAAAGCGAGATCCGACATCTGTTGCCTATAAGGCCACAGGGGTATCTCTTGCGGACAAAAGGGTTCTACGAGTGCAGCAAGGTCACCAGACCAGGCACAGGTGTATCCAGCTCCAGAAGGATCTGAGTACACAAGGCTTCCATCGGTGAGGTCTCGCTCTAACACGGAAAGAGACATACTATTGACAATACACGAGCGACCTTTGGCTAGTTTATTCCAGCCATTGGATACTGTGTCTGTCATCTGCCTCCAGCTACCTGCATTAGATAGCTCCCATAAAGAATGAACAGGCGGATTGTTACCTACATACTCATCAGCATGTAGGAATCGCGCAACTGTTTTATCCTGGGTCCGTGTTCTTTGCATACATCCTCCTTGTAGTAACTACTGCTATTGTAGCAGTAATATAAACTAACCTGGCGATCTTCATTCACACCATACAACCCACAATGGATTGTTACGTGACTAGCCG